GGGCCGGCCGCGATGAAGTGGCTTGCCGACCGGTTCGATGGAAAAACCCGGGCCAGCGCGCTCACCCTCTCTGAGCTCGCGGAGGCCGTGAAGATGGTGACAAAGGAGGCACCCATTGCATCCCAACAGTAATTCGGTCGCGGGTGCGATCGATTCAGCGCTGGCCGCTCTCGGGCGCGAATGCCTCGCGCTCGAGTCTGTGGCAGTCTACCGGCGCATCGTCGAGCCGGATGGCGGGGAGAGCCCGCCAATGGTGGAAGTCTTGGTGAGCGACGAGCGGTTGCGGCACCTGGTGTTCCAGGCCCGCCGCCACGAAAACGCGGCCCAGTGGGCTGTGCTGCGCCACAATCCAGGGCCGTGGGAGCGCGTGGTGGAGTCTCTTGACTCCCGGCTTCCACAGCTGGAGCAGGAGATACAAGCGGCCCGCTCGGAGATCGAGCGGCTCACCGATCGGAAGCTGGAGCTGGAGCGAGAGCTGCTTTCTTGCCCGGTTGAGGAGATAGCGGGCAAGCGGGCCGCGCTGACAGCGCTGCATTTGCAGCTCGACGAGCAGTCCCGGCGGCTGAAAGAGGTCAGGAACGGCTGCCTTGCTGAGGTGGCGGGGAGGGGCCGCTGATGGAGCGAGAGATGCGCTTCGGTATTCAGGGGTTGCCACGGCCGCGGTACCCTATGCCGGTCGAGGTGGCACGGGTCCTGTGGCTTCTCCCAGGTGTGCGCTGGCTCTGCCTGTTCGCGCTGATCGTGTCGGTGTTCCTCGCCGGGCTTGTCACCGGTGCGGGGCTCGAAGAGACCCGGCACCGGGTGGAGGAAACGCCCGCCGCTGTGCTTGCGGGCTACAGGATGGGCCTTGAGCAGGGCAGGCTGCAGGCGCAGGAGCCGGTCAACGGGCAGGGCACAATTTCCCGGACAGGACGGCCGGGAAAGGATGCCACGGATGGCACGACGGAAGGCAACAACTGACACTACCGCCGGAAGGGCACCGGAACGCCCTTCCGGCGGCAGACGCATCGCCGCCACCGCAACGGCACAGCCACGCGCCACAGACCGCAAAGACTGGACGGAAGCACGTCTGCTGCGCGAGGTGCGAAGAGCTGCGCGCCGGAACGGCTGGGCCGACTATCACGCCGCCATATCCATAGGCGCGCCGGCCGGCTTTCCAGACCTGGTGCTGGTGCGCCCGCCCGTGATCATCGTTGCCGAGCTGAAAAGCGCGCGCGGCCGGCTCTCGTCCAGCCAGCGCGACTGGCTCGAGCGGTTCGAGCAATGCAGTATTCCCGGGCGGGTCGAGACCTACATCTGGCGCCCCGGCGATTGGCCCGACATCGTGCGCATTCTGTCAGGAGACGACGATGACCGGGCGGGATGACCCGGGCAAATACCGCGACCCCTTCGAGGAGTGGGGCGCTTCCCGCTCCGAGGCGCCGACGGCCGCCGCCGGCGAGCCGCCTGAGGACGCCCGGCATGCCCCGGCGCCGACCTTTGAGGTCTCCTTTTTCCGCAGCGTGACCGATACCCAGCCGCGGCGTGCGTGCCTGCCCTGGAGCGAGCTCCGGGAGCGACTGACGCGCCACCTGAGGGTCCACGACAAGGGGCAGGCCCCCTGCTTCTCCCCGGTCCGCTACCGGCCCGGGGCGTCCCGCGGCAGCGACGGCGTGGAGGCCGTCACCCTGGCCGTGCTGGACTTCGACCATGGCTGCGACGCACAGCGCCTCCGGGCGTTCCTGGAGCGCGAGCGCCTCGCATGCGTCCTTTACAGCACCTTCCACCACACCGAGGACGCGCCGCGCTTGAGGGCGGTGGTGCCCCTGTCGCGCCCCGTCCCGGCGGAGCGGTGGCGGGACATCGCCTCCGGCCTGCACGCCTTCTTCGCTCAGTCCGGCTGCATCCCGGACCCGGCCTGCACGGACCCGGCCCGGCTGTTCTACCTGCCTTCAGCCCGTCCGGGTGCACCGGTACTGGCGGAGGCCTGCGACGGCCGGCATCTGGGCCCGGAGGAGCTGGAGCCGCGGGAGGTTGTCGACGCTCCCGGCCGCAGCGCATCGGAGCCTGTGGGCTGCCGGCCTGGGGACGGCTACAACGAGTGGGGGGACGTGCTCTCGCTGCTTGAGAGCCACGGCTGGACCGTCCACGAGCGGCGGGGGCCCGGCGGCACCGTCTACCTGACCCGGCCTGGCAAGGATCCGCGGGATGGCATCAGCGCCACCTTCGGTAGGGGCGGGCGCCGAATACTGTATGTGTTCTCCTCGAACGCCCCGCCCTTTGAGGCCGGAAAGGGTTACACGCCCTTCACCGTCTACGCGCTCTTGGAGCACGGCGGCGACTTCGCCTCCGCGGCCCGCGCGCTGGCATCGCAGGGCTACGTAGGGCCGGCGACAGAAGACAGCGCCGCTTGGCAGGGCGGCGACAGGCCGCAGGAATACGCACCCACGGACAGGGGAGACCGCCTGACCGCCCACCGGGACACACTGAAGGAGCTTCTGGCCGGAATTGTCCGCTGGTGCCCGGAATGGAAGAGCTGGCTGCGCTGGGACGACGTCCGCTGGGAGAGGTGCCCGGAGGAAGAGCTGCGCTCTGCGGCTTACGAGGCCCTGCGACTGCGGTATCTGCTCGCTCTGACAGCCGAACCGAGGGAAACACACAGCTGGGCGGCGGCCCGGTTGCATGAACTCGAAAGCGGCCGCTACTACAAAGAAGCGCTCGAGCTGCTCAAGGGAGAGACGGGCTGTCTGACGCACGCCATGGAGTTCGACAGCGACCCGTTCCTGCTGAACACCCCCTCCGGGGTCGTGGACCTGCGTACGGGGGAGCTGCGCCCGGCGCGACCCGAAGACCTGATGACGAAGAGAACGGGCGCCCCGTATGACCCGGAGGCCGGGTGCCCGCAGTTCCTCGAATTCCTGCAGGAGATTCTCCCACAGGAGGGGATGCCGGGGTTCCTGCAGCTTGTGTTCGGCTCCGGCCTGCTCGGCGAGAACCGCTTTCACAAGGGCTTCATCTTCTACGGAAGCGGCGCCAACGGTAAGAGCACGCTGCTCAAGGTCGTCCAGACGGTTGCTGGAGACTACTGCGACCCGTTGCCCAGGGATGTTCTCCTGTCCAGACGGCAGCAGCAGGACGCCGCAAGGGTGGCACTGGCCGCGTGCGAGGGATTGCGCATGGGCCTGCTAGAAGAGCTGGCAGACGGCGCCGTGCTCAGCGCCGTCGCGCTTAAGGACCTTGTGTCCAACAACCGCATGCAGGTCCGGGGGCTATATGAGGGCTACCGCAGCGCGGCCATAGGCCTGACCCCGGTCGTTGCCACGAACCGCAAGCCGGCCATCCCGGAGAACACGGAAGGCGTCTGGCGGCGGCTCGCGCTGGTGCCATTCACGGTCACCATTCCGGAGGAGCGCCGGGACCCGGAAAAGGCGCAGAAGCTGCTTCGGGAGGCCGCAGGTATCTTGCGCTGGATGGTGCAGGGGGCGGGCCTGGCGCTGCAGCGCGGCGAGCTGGAGGCCCCTGAAGCCGTGCGGAGCGCGACGGAAGAGTACCGCACGGAAGAGGACGTTCTGGCCGCATTTCTGGACGATTGCTGTTTGCTCGGGCCGCGCTGCCAGGTGCCAGGCGGCGAACTGTACGCAGCCTATCAGGCCTGGTGCAGCGAGAACACTGGAGGCGAGGGGCTGTCGCAACACGCGTTCGCGCGCAAGCTTAGGGACAGGGGCATATCTGTTGCCGTGCGGCGCGTGCAGGGCCGCAACACGAGAATCTACATTGGGGTCGGCCTCCTGCCGGACCCGACGGGCGGAGGAGAAGGTGCTACGGATGCTACGGATGAAACCGATTACACCGGAAACCAACCTGGAGAACAGAATCCGGCGGGGTTTTCTACACAAAGCGTAGCATCCGTAGCACTGGGAGAAAAATCTGGAGAAGATTGCCAGGCTGCTACGGATGCTACGGATATGACCGGGTTTTCAAAAAGTCTCGCGCGTATATATAGGGGGGAGACTTTTCAGAAATGCGCTCGAATTCGTAGCATCCGTAGCAGCCCCGAAGAGGCGCCAGGTCCGTCAGGTGGCGAGGAGCCTTCTGCCATGCCGGCCGGACCGCCGCCGGACTCCGCCACCGGCCCCCCAGATAACACCACTGAGGCCGGCGACGATGCCGGCCTGAAGACCCGCCTGCGGGCTCTGCTGGGGCTCCCAGAAGGCCCGCCGGTGGTGAGTCTGAAAGGCGTTACATATTCCGAGCCCCGCAAGGCCATCGAGCGCTGGCTGCGGGAGCTGGAGGAAGGAGCCCCTGCGCTGCGCGAGTTAGCGCGCCACCAAGCCACCAGCTACCTGCGCTCAGTGAACGAAACAAGTGTGAGTCAACCAGACTCAAGGAAGGAGAAAACATGAAAGCCATACTGACGAAGAAAAACCTGCTTGAAGGCATCCGCACCGCATCGCACGCAATCGGCGGCCGCTCTTCTCTGCCCATACTAAGGCACGTGCTCCTGTCGAGCGAGGAGTCCGCCATCCGCATCTCAGCGACGGACCATCAGATCGGCATTTCCACCGTCATTCCGGCTCAGGTCCTGACCCCGGGACAGGTGACTCTGCCCGCGTCCGTGGCAGCGGAGATCGTGGGCGCGTTCCCGGAGGCCGATGTCGTGCTCTCCTCCGAGGATGCCGGAAGCGAGGTGCGCCTGGAGTGTCCGCCGGCCGAGTTTAACCTTGTGGGGCTTCCACCGGACGAATTCCCGGACCTCCCGGAGGTGCCGGACGATGTCTGGTTCGAAATGGATGCCGGGCACCTGCGGTCCGCCCTGAGGCGGACGGTGTTCGCTTGCTCCGAGGACGGGGTGCGCGTCGTATTGCAGGGCGTCCTGTTCGACTTCCAAGACGGTGCCCTGAAGCTGGTAGCCACCGACACATTCCGTCTGGCCGTAGACACCCCGATGGTGCCCGCGGGCAGCGGTCAGGCGCGCGTTGTGGTCCCGCAGCGCGCGCTGCTCGAGCTGCTCAAGATCATGCCGGACCATGGAAGTGTCCGCGTCCACATCTCCGGGAGCCAGATCATGTTCCGCCTGCCGGAAGCCACGCTGGTGTCGGTGCTCATCGAGGCGCAGTTCCCCGACTACGGGCGCGTGATCCCCACGGACTTCGACAAGAGGTGGGTCATCCCCACGGAGCCGCTGGCAGGCGCCCTCCGCAGGGCGGAAATTGTGGCGCGGCAGGACATGCAGACGGTGGTGTTCCGCTCGCGGGGCGAGAAGGTGGCCATTTCGGCCCGCGCCGGAGCCATCGGGCAGGCCTACGAGGAGGTGGACGCGGTCCGGGAGGGGGACGACCTCGAGATCGCCTTCAACTGCGGCTACGTGCTGGACGTGCTGAACGTCATTGAGGCGGGCGAAGTGGCCTTCGAGATGTCGCAGGCGCTGTCCGCGACCGTTCTCAGGCCGGAGTGGGAGGATGGCTATCTGTGCGTGGTCATGCCGAAAGAGAAGGGAGAGGAGGAGTGATGAACCGGGTCATGGCGGGCAACCCTGGCTGCGATGGACAAGGAGTCGCCCGCGGCGCTGTATTAATCGCAGCGGTGAACAAGCGAACCAAACCGAGCCATGATTAACGCTGGCGAAAACAAAGAACCCGGCGCTGGCCGCCAGGGCACCGAGCATCCTCACGGAGGCGGTCGGGTGAGCCGCCCGCGCCTACTCGTCGAGGAGTGGCTGCCCGCAGCGGCCATTGGTGCGGAGTGTATGCGCGCTCGCAAAAGCCCGTCCGCTCCTGAGCCCAACGCCATGCTGCACACCTGGTGGGCGCGGCGGCCGCTCACATTCTGCCGCGCCGCCGTGCTGGCCTCCGTACTGCCGGCCTCCTTTGACCGTCCCGCCTTCGAGCGTTTGCTGGGGTTCGGTCTGCTGGGCAGCCACCCTGTTCTCCCGTTGGAGCTAATTGACGAGGACGTCGGCGAGCACGGAGGTTTAACAAGGGGCTATGCCTACAGCAACGCCGTCCGCGAGCAAGACCTCGAGGTGGCTCGTCGCGAGGCACGCGCGTTATGGGGGGAGTCCGTATCTGTCCTGGACCCTATGGCCGGCGGCGGCTCCATACCGCTGGAGTCGGCCCGGCTGGGGCTCGAAACTCTGGCCAACGACCTGAACCCGGTGGCCTGCTCCGTGCTGGAGGCCACGCTGGACTATCCGTTCCGTTTCGGCCGGAAGCTTGTCGAAGCAGCCCGAAGATGGGGACACCGCATGGCGGCGCGGGCGGTCTCACGCCTGTCGCATTTCTTTCGATATGACGGCGTTGCGCTTCCTGATGCTTATATGTTCGCCCGGACGGTACCCTGTCCGGACACCGGGCACCCCGCTCCTCTGGTGCCGGACTGGAGCCTCAGCCGACCCCCCGGCGGAAAGCACATCGTGGCCGAGCCCGTAATGATTGACGCGGCCCTTGGGCGCTGGACCGTCCGGGTGCGGGAGGTGGGCGAAGACGCCGGGCAGCTCTCCTCGCCGCCGCGCCCCACTTACGCCCGGGGCAGGGGCTGGTCGCTTTTCACCGGCACGGAGATGTCCCCCGAGTACATCAAGAGCCAGGGGCGGCAGGGTAACATGGGCAACGCCCTGTACGCCGTCGCCGCCAGAGCCGGCATGCGCCTCGAGTTCCGCCCCCCCACACAGACGGACCTGGACGCCCTGGCGGACGCGGAGAGGGAGCTTGCGCGCCTGCGCCCGCAGTGGGAGCGGGACGGCATCATCCCGACGGAACTCTACCCGGACGTCACCGCGGATAACCGCCCGCGGCTGTACGGCATGGCGCGGTGGGCCGACATGTTCTCGCCCCGCCAGCTCCTGGTGCTGGGCACGCTGGTGGAGGAGCTGCGGGCGCTCCGGCCGGACATCCTGGCGGCCGAGGGGCCGGAGCTTGGCGAGGCGGTGGTGCACCTGCTGGCATTCGTGGTGGATAAGGTGGCCAATCACGGGTGCAGTTTCTGCACGTGGGGGTACATTAGCACCGACATCAAGGCAAAATTCGCCTTTCACGCTCACAATTTCGTGGCCACCTTTGGTGAGAGGGCTGTGTGCGCATCCGGACGCGGGCTCGTTCTGTCCCTGAACAGCGTGCTAGGCGCATTCGAGAGGCTAGTCTCCCTTCCGAAGGCGCCCGATGCCCGCCCGGTCCGCCTCACGCGGGGCAGCGCCGCGAATCTGCCCCACATTCCGGACGGCAGCATCACGGCCGTCGTGGTGGACCCACCCTACGCGGACAACGTGCAGTACAGCGAGCTGGCGGACTTCTTTTACGTCTGGCTAAAGCGGACGCAGGGCCACCGGCGCCCGGAGTGGTTCAGTACCTACCTGTGCGATTACTCTCAGGAGGCGGTGGTGAACCCCGTGCGGCACCGAAGCGAAACGCCGGGCAACAAGGAGGCCACCCGGAAGGCGTACGAGTTCTACCGGAACCTGATGACCGATATCTTCCGGGAGGCTTGCCGCGTGCTGCGGGACGACGGGGTCCTGACGGTGATGTTCACCCACAAGCGGCAAAACGCGTGGGCGGCGCTGTGCAGGTCGCTGATAGACGCCGGCTTCACCATCACGGCGTGGTGGTCGGTGAAGACCGAGAGCGAGAACAGCTTGCATCAGGCGAACAAGAACGCAGCGCAGAGTACCGTGCTGCTGGTGGCCCGCAAGCGAGAGGAGTACGCCGGCATCGCCTGCTACGAGGAGATAGAGGCGGAGGTGGCGCAGGCGGCCCGCTCGGCCGCGGAGCGCCTTCAGCTTCAGGGCCTGTGCCGGGTGGACCAGATGGCAGGGGCCTACGCTAGCACCCTGCAGGTGCTGAGCCGCTACCGCGAGGTGCGCACGGACATGGACGGGGAGCCCGGTGCGATCAAGCGGGCACTGGACACCGCGGCTGCTGCGGTGTCGTCGTGGCACCGGGAGATTGAGGGGGGGCAAGACCCGAAGCATTCGCGCGAAAGAGGAGAGACCGATGAAAATTCTTCATATTCCGTCGGCCCGCGGCGGGCCGGCGTACTGGGACGAGGACGGCAACCTCAGGGTCAAATCGTCTTTGACTAACAACGTCGTGCCTCCGGGTCCGCAGGACGAGTGGACCCTAGTGGAGGCTACTGCGGATGAGGCCGCCGCGTTGATCGCGGCGGGATACCGCCTCCCGGTGGGGCGGATACGGACTTCCATGTCCCGGCTGCCGCGGCCCATCTTCACCTGCCAGTCGTGCGGGCATTCGTGGCGCCCGCGCCGGCGCCTGGGACGGGCGCCTCAGCCGCCGCGGCTCTGCCCGCAGTGTGGCACGCGGCGCTGGCGCGCGGACGCCTGAGGTGGTACCAATGCTGAACAGGATCATTCTTATCGGCCGTCTGACGCGCGATCCGGAGCTGCGCTACACGCCGCAGGGGACGCCCGTGGCCACCCTGGGGCTGGCCGTAGAGCGGCCCAGTACGGATAAGGGCTCCGGCCGCCAGACCGATTTCATCGATGCCGTCTGCTGGCGCCAGACGGCAGAGTTCGCCGCGAACTACCTGTCGAAAGGCCGGCTCGTCGCCGTGGAAGGGCGCCTGCAGGTCCGGGAATGGGTGGGGCAGGACGGGAACAAGAGGCGCGTCGCAGAGGTTGTGGCCGACAGCCTTCAAGCGCTCGACCGGCCCGGGACACGAGACGAAGGAGGAGACGATGACCCGTTCGGGCATTCATAATGTGGGCGGTACGTGCCCGGTCTGCGGTTCACCGGCGCCGCGCTACCGGAGGACCTGCTCGCGCGAATGTCTGTCGCGCTGGCGGGGGATTCTGAACAGCCGGCGCGCTGCAACCGGACCGCCGCCGGAGCCGCGCACCAAACCATCGCCACAGATGGTGGCGGCGATGGCGCGGTTTCTGGAGGTCATCGGGCTCGAAGCGTCGCGCGCGGTGGCTCTCATTGATGAGGCAGAGAAGCAAGAGCAGGCCGAGCGCGAGGAGATCGTTCGAAAGTATGAAGCAGCACGCGCAGCCCGGAAACGCTGAGTTTACCGTACGCGTGACAGCCTACCTGGAGCGCGCCATACGGGCGCGCTACGGCTGGACCGGGCATGCGGACGACCTGGCGCAGGTCGCGCGCCTGGCCGTCGCACAGGAGCTGAGAGAGCACGGCCACCTGCCGGAGCCGCTCCTGCGCCGCTACATCCTCCGGCGGGCCTGGTGTGATGTGCGCGATGAATTCAGGCGTCTGCGCAGGCAGGACCCGCGCCTATCGGAGCGAGCGCCTCCGCGGACTGGCCGCATGGACTCACGCCTGAGCATCCGTCTATCGGGCGAAACGCTGTCCGCCCTGGCACAAGCAGCCGCTCGCCGGGGCGCAAGCCTGTCCGCGGAGGCGCGGGCCATTCTGGAGGAATCCCTTGGCCTCAGAGCGCGCGGCGCTGCTCGCTGACATCTGCGCGCGGCTCGAGGCGGCCCGCAGAGCCGGAGACCGCGCCCGGTTCCCGGGCTCTTCCTGGGGGCAGGTCGTCTGGGCCCTGGCCTACCGCGTGCAGGATCCGGACGAGGCGCTCCGGTTCACCGCTGCGCTAAACGGCCTGGCGTCCGGCTCCTGGGACGCGGACGCCAACGACTACGTGAACTTTCTGCTGACCCTGACCGCTGACCTGCGCCGCCAGCGCCTGGCGGCGCTGCCGACGGAAAATCTCTGGGAAATCTTGATGCTGCTCGCCGAACGGTAAGGTTGTCTGACATTCTGTCGGCGAGTACATATACAGGCAGCAAGCAGAGCGGACAAACACAGCCTCCTTTCCCTTTCTCTGAGGGCCCGCCAGTCCGGTGGGCCCTTTTCCCGCTCTGTCCGGCCACCAGACCGGCGAGGATTGAAACGGACAAACATGCCACGCGGACGGCCGACGAAATACAACCAGGAGATCGCGGACCGCATCATCGCGGACATCCGTCGCGGCTGCTCGCGCGAGGAGGCGGCCGGCGCAGCCGGCATCGGCGAGAGCACCCTGCGCCGCTGGATGGACAGATACGCAGACTTTCGGGACCGGGTCTATGAGGCCGACGCCTGGGCAGTGAAAAATGCCGAGCAGGCGGTCTACGAGCGCGACCCATTGCGCTGGCTGCAGGCGAAGCGGCCGGAGGTGTGGGGCAATCTGGGCCGGCAGCGCGTCGAGGTTTCCGGGCCGGAGGGCGGCCCGGTTGAGATAGCACATGCCATCGACACCGGCAGCATCATCGCGGTGGCGCGCTGGCTCGTGCAGGGCGAAGCGGAGCCCGGAGCGGAGCCTGAATGACGCGCGGCGGGCGGTGCTCGCCCTCGCCCGCCAGCGCCTGATCCCGTTTGCCTGTGTGACGCTGCCGGGCTACCGGCCCGCGCCGCATCTGGCGCGACTGGCCGAGGCGCTGGAGGCCGTGGAGCGCGGGGAGATCCGCCGCCTGATGGTCTGGCTGCCCCCGCGGCACGGCAAGAGTGAGCTGGCGAGCATCCGTTTTCCGGCCTGGTACCTGGGCCGCAACCCGGACCGGCGCGTGGTGCTGGCCGCCTACGGGGCGGACCTGGCGCAGCGCTTCTCCCGCTTCGTGCGAGCGACGATCGAGGGGCCGCAGTTCCGGTGCGTCTTTCCGGGAATCGGGCTGTGCCCGGACAGCCGGGCCGTGGACGCATGGGACATCGCCGGGCGAAAGGGGGGCCTGAAGGCCGCCGGCGTGGGCGGGCCTTTGACCGGGCACGGGGCGAACCTGCTGATCATCGATGACCCCCTGAAGAACAGGGAGGAGGCCGACAGCCAGACGATACGGCAGAGCGTCTGGGACTGGTACACGAGCACCGCCTACACCCGGCTGGAGGAGAACGGAGCAATCGTACTGATTCAGACCCGCTGGCACGAGGACGACCTGAGCGGGCGGCTGGTTGCGGCACAGGGCACGGACGCCCGGGCGGATGAGTGGACTATCATCCACATGCCCGCCATAGATGGACAAGGCCGCCCGCTCTGGCCGGAGCGTTATCCGCTGGAAGAGCTGGAGCGGATCAGGGCAAACGTCGGCCCGCGCGACTGGGAGGCGCTGTATCAGGGGCGGCCCGCCCCGCCCGAGGGAAGCATCTTCCGCCTGGCAGATGTCCGCATCGAGGACCGCGCCCCGGCGCATCTGCGCCTGGCCCGGGGCTGGGACCTTGCGGCATCGTCCCGCACTACCGCCGACTGGACCGTCGGGGCACTGTGCGGCATTGACGGGGAGAACCGGCTCTGGGTGCTGGACATCTACCGGCGCCGCCAGTCCTGGCCGGAGACGGTGCGCGACATGGCGGCGCTGGCGCAGCTGGAACCCGGGACCGTCTGGGCCATTGAGCGGGCCGGCTTCCAGCTGGCGGCGGTGCAGCAGCTGCTCGCGGACCCGCGCTTCAACGCCCTGGCCATCCGCGGCGTCGAGGCGGACCGGGACAAGGTGTCCCGGGCGCTTCCGTGGAGCGGCAGGCCGATCCATCTTGTGCGCGGGTCATGGAACCAGGAGTTTATCTCAGAGCTGCTGGCCTTCCCGCAGGGGCAGCACGATGACCAGGTGGACGCGGTGAGCACGGCCTGGGCCGCGCTTGCCAGACTGCACCCGCCGGCATCCGCAACCGTGGAGGAGCGCGGCTGGTACGCCGCGACGGACACAGACGCATGGCACTGAGGGACATCCTGAGATGGCCGTGGCCGGCGCGCGCCGTGGAGCCGGAGGTCGCGCCGGTGGATCGCGTGGAGCGCCTGTACGCGCGCGCGCTGGAAGGGCAGTGGGACGGCATCCAGGATCTGCTGGAGGAGGAGCGCGGCTGGAAGCGCATCTCCAGCCTGGCAGGCCAGGCCACACTGGACCCGGCCGAGCACAGCCTGATGCTCCGCCTCGCCATGCACTTCATCGGCACGAGCCCGCTGGCGGTGAAGATCGTCCGGACCATGGCGGCCCACGTCTGCGGCAGCGTGCTGCAGTTTTCCAGCCAGAATCAGGAGCTGCACGAAGAGCTGGCGGCGTTCTGGCGCGATCCGGTGAACGGGCTCGAGCGCGACTACGTGCGGCTGTGCCGGGAGTGGCTCGCCCTGGGCGAGCTGTTCCTGCCCGTGTTCATCGCGCCGCAGACAGGCCGGATGCGCATCGGATACTTGCACCCATCGCAGATCAGCGCCGTCAGCACAGACCCGGAGAATGCCAGGATTGCGGTGAGCGTGACGGAGTCGCGGCCGGACGGGGACCAGGAGTGGATGATCCTGAACTCGCCGCCCGTTATGCAGGCCCTGCGCAGGGGGGATATGCCGCACCAGGAGGCGCGCTGGCTGCTGTACTTCCCGCTGCAGGCCGGCATGGTGGGGCGCGGGCGCAGCGTGCTCGAGACCATGTTCTACTGGATCCACCGGGCGGAGCAGTTTCTGAATGACCGCATGATGCTGAACAGCCTGACCAAGGCGTTCATCTGGCAGGTGCGCGTCAGCGGCAGTGAGGCGGACGTGGCGCGGCGCGCCATGGAGATCGGCCAGAGCCCGCCGCGCCCGGGCAGCGTGCAGGTGGTCAACGAAAGCGAGTCTTGGGAGGCCGTGGTGCCCGCGGTGCACGCAAGCGACGCGCGCGGCGACTTCCTGGCGGTGCTGAAATACATCGCGCTCGGCGCCGGGTTCCCCGAGCACTGGGTGGGCGCGTCCGACGATGTCAACCGCACGACCGCGGACAGCGCCTCCGAGCCGGTGATCCGGGACCTGGAGGTGCTGCAGACACAGTGGTTCGACGGCGTGGTGCGGCCGCTGCTGCAGATCCAGGGTTATCTTCTGGCCGCAGCAGGCATGGTGCGGGCGGCGCCGGAGGAGATCGAGGCTCTGGACATCGCCGCGCCCGATCTATCGCGCAGCGACAACACGCGCACCGCGGACGCGACGCTGCGCATGGTGCAGGCGGCGCAGCTGGCGATGGCGGGTGAGCTGATGTCGCGCGAGACGGCCCGGCAGCTGGTGCACAACGCGGCCGGCGTGCCGGTGCCGGACGACCTGGACGATTTGATCGCCGGGGAGCGCAGGCGGGACCAGGCGGCCGTCTATGCGGCGTGGCGGCCGCCTGAGCCGCCGGTGTAAGACCGTTCCATCGCGTGAGCAACCCCTGTGCGTCCCGCCGGGGTCGGCGGGAATCTCTTGGATGCCGGTCTGGAAGGGGTGAGTGACCCCTGTGCGGTCCGCCGGGGTCGGCGGGAATCTGTTGGGTGCCGGTCTGGAAGGGGTCAGCGACCCCTGTGCGGTCTGCCGGGGTCCGTGGGAATCTGTTGGGGGCCGATTCTGGAGGGGTGAGCAGTGACGGAGACCGTGACGATCCGGGAGTCGGCGGCGATCGAGGCCGCCGCATTCGATGAGGAGCAGCGCATCGTGCCCGGCGCGGTGCTGATCCGCGCGGGGCTGAGCCGGAACCGCAATCGCTACCGCGAGGAGGTGCTGGCGCGCGATTGCCACATCATGGAGGGCCTGCCAGCGAGAAGCGGGCACTACCGCTCGGGAGACCTGACCGGGCGGAGCGACCCGCGCAACCTGGCCGGCACATGGCGCAATGTCCGGTACGCGGACGGCGCGGTGCGGGGAGACCTGCACGTGTTCGAGCACTACCTGCCCGTGCTGCGGGCGGCGCGCGAGGCGGGCGAGCTGATCGGTGTGTCCATCGATCTGGCCGCCAAACCCCGCGTGGTGCGCGAGAACGGGCAGCTGATCCGGGAAGTGGAGGCGCTCGTCGCCGACCC